TTACTTGTTCGGAAAGCAGCCCGCTTGAGCGATCGGGGAGAGCCTAAGCGCCGACTCCAGATGATCAGGCGATAGGTGTGCATAGCGCATGGTCATCGTGATGGTGGAGTGCCCGAGGATGCGTTGCAGACCCAGGATGTCACCACCGCCCATCATGTAATGACTGGCGAAGGTGTGCCGGAGGATGTGGGTCATTTGACCAGGTGTGTGGAAGCCGCAACGCTGGTAAGCAGATCGGAATGCCGACCGGCAGGGCATGAAAAGCCGTCCATTCCCTGGCATCCCCACCTTTAATGCAATCTCTTCGACCTCTTTGGGGATCGGCACCGACCGTGACTGGCGGTTTTTGGTCCGGTGAAAGTGGGCCTTACCGCCGAACAGGGCACCGCGTGGCAGGGATTCCGCTTCGTCCCATCGGGCACCTGTAGCCAAGCAGATCAGCGCAACCGGATAGGTATGATTGTTGGTCGAGCGTTTGCACTCTTCCAGCAGTTGTTCGACCTGTTGCAGGGTCAGAAACGTCAGCTCGGTTTGGTCGGTCTTGATCTGGCGAACCTTGGCCAGTGGGTTGTTGCCGACCCAGGCACCCAGGCGGATCAGTTCGGAGAAGACCGCCGACAGGTAACGCTGTTCATGGTTGACGGTGTGCGGGCTGACATCCTTGAGGCGGGACTGGCGATAGCGTGCCCAGGCGAGGGCATCGAAGTTGGAAGCCATAGGATTGCCGAGGCGTTCGACCGTGGCCAGGGTACGAGCAAGACGATGCTTGGCGTCCTTGAGCGAGCAGCCGTGCAGGTCATGCCAGAGCGTCACCAGATCAGACAGGCGATCATCGAGCGGTCGGCCGGTAGCGTTGAGGCTGGCGAAGAACTCCGATTCATAGCGCTGGGCTGCGGCCCTGGTCTTGAAACCTTTCTTACGAATACGACGACCCGAGCGGCCGTTTTCGTAGAAGTCAGCGGTCCAGGTGCTGCCGTCTTTCCTGGCCGTCATACAGCACGCCCCCAACGCACATGGCGCTCTTCAAGAATGCCTTTAATGTGCTTATACAACCCGTCTTCATCCATGCCTTTTGCGGCATAGTGGTCGCGGATCACCGGCCAGCACTCCCAATCCTTGAGCCGGTAGAAAGCCTTTCTAGCGCCCACTCGCTCCCGTGCCAGCAGGCTGACGAAGTTTCCCAGGAATAACTCGACGTTCTTGCCGGAGAAGCCCCGCGAGGTCTTGTATTGGCGTTTGTACTCGGTTTCGTCCACCAGGGAATCCACCGGTAGATCCACGCGCACATCGTCACGAATCAGAGTCCAAATCGGCTCAAAGTAGCCAGGGCGAGCCAGCAGCTTGAACTGACGCAGGCCATAGCGCCATAGGCCGTCTAGGTGAGGTGCGAATGCCGCGTAGCTATTGGTTTCGATGGTTTCGCCGCTGTGCAGGTCGAACGAGCCAGAGGCGAATTGCTGGATGACAGAGTGGTGATAACGCAGCTCTACGCGCCACACGTCTTGCTCGGGGTCGTAGTTGTCCGGGTCGGCTTCGTCGAAGCTGTCGCGACGCCTCCAGACGCCTTCCCAATAGTCGAGCTTATCGATGGCTCGGGCCTGTTCGGTCTTGTTGTAGATACCGAGCTGGACGCCACCAGCGGAGCCGAACAGGTAGGACTGGCCTTTGCCGTAGGTGGCAGACTCCAGCGTCCACTGAATTTCCTTGATGCCGGAGATATCACGGGCTGAGCGGGCACGGCAGTGCATACGGGCGACCAGATCGGCGGGCGGTTGCCAGCCCTGGAGGTCTAGCGCGAGGTGGACCGCGCATTGGTTGCGTTCGACGTTCGTCAGTACGTGGCTGGCGTAGTAATCCAGACGTTCCTGCAGGCGCTCAGGTGAGAAGGTGTCGATGGCATGGGGTGACACTTCGATTTTCAGGTGAGGGCCGATGTTCTCCAGCTTGGCGTTGAAATTCTTCACCAGGAGGATGATCCCCAGGTCAGCGTTCTGCAGCTTGTACTGGTAACCGGAATCCTTGCTGACACGACCGGAGTGCCAACGCTGGCCAGCGAAATCGACGATGGTCCCTGGCTTCTCGAACAGGCACATGATTTCCGGGCGGATCAGGCCGCGATACAACTGGCGGACGGTATCGACGCTGCAGGCCAGGATTCGGACGTTGGACAGATCCACGAAACCACCCGCACGAGGATCACAGAACAGACGACTTTTCGGGCTCTCTTTCCCAGTCTCGATATCAATGCGGTAGTAGTCCTTTGGTGCGCTCATTCTCTGTATCTCTCTGGTGTAACGTGGTTACTAAAATCGGTTTATCTGACGTGCTACAGGGACGTCAGCGCCCGCGCGGCGGCGCACACGCGCGCTCGTGCCTCGCACGCAACCACGCCGCCGCGCGTGGCTTTGCGTTCGTGTTGCGCAGGCTGATAGCCCGTGGTGCTGGCAATCATTGGAATCGCCCCCTGACGTTATGAACGCCACCTACGGAGCCGTAGCCGTTCAGGCCCGACCCTGGCTGAAGCTGGGGCTGTGCTGCTGGCTGCTGAAACTGGCCTTCCAGTGCCAGCCGGTCAGGCTTGGCCGGATCAAAGGCGCCTTCGTTGACGTAGGCCATGCAGGCTTCAAAGGACACCACCGCTCGGGTGCCTTGCTGGGTGTTGCAGCGGCAGCCGTAGACCTTGTTATCCAGATGGCCGAGGGTGAAGCGCTTGTGATTCCTGGCCAGCAGGTCGGGATCGGAGGTGTGCAGGCAGGAAAGCTGCGGATAGGTCACGGGCCGGGTGATTTCGTCGTAGATGGGCGCCGAGCTGGGTACGTCTGGAATACGTGGCACCCGCAGGGAGACGTAATCCTCTGTTGATAACGGCTCTGGCCCCTCCTGGGGTGGTTGCTGCGTGACGGGTGATCCTGCTGGTGTGGCTGCGCGCGCGTCTGCTGCTGGCTCGTGTGTTGGCGTGGGCGGCGCAATGCGTCGTTCATAGACGCCATAGCCAAAGTAGCCGATGCCCAGGACGCAGATGATCAGGACGAACAGTGCCCGGGGCGGCTTGAACTTCATGTGGTGTTCAGAGCCATCAGCGACTGACTGGTAAACGCCGAAGTATTTCTTATCGAGCAGTACGCGGGTGGCCTGGCCTTCGCTGAAGTCGCTTTTCTTCTCGACGTCCATGTTCACGCGCTCGAACTCCCAGCGTTTGACCACCGGGCCTTTATGGCCGCGCACGTAGTGAATGTGTGAGTTGCACAGCTTGCGGAAGTGGGTATCGATCAGGCCGGGGTTTTGGGTGATGCAGTGCAGTTCATGGCCGCTGTGGCGCATGGTCTCCAGGGCACTGGCATAGGCAGGGACGGCTGAGCCAGCAGGGCGTACCCGAAAGAACTTTTGCGCTTCGTCGATGACGATCATGGCGTTCTGCGGCAGCTCGTGCCATTTCTGCGGATCATCGAATTCTTGCCAAACAGCCTCGAGCACGTCGGCGTTCGGATCGAAGCCACGGATGTTGTGGTAGTAGACCGGGCGGCCTTCTTTCGCGGCTTTGGCGTCTACTTCCTTGATGGTGTTGAGGGTCTTGCCGTTGCCCTGCAGACCCGTGCGCAGGACGAACATCAGCCACCAGCCTTGTTGAGCAGGGCAAGGCCGGTGATGGTGCCGGTGATGCGGTCCATACCGGCCAGCATCAGGCGAGCGATGACGGCGGCGATGATGATGTTGATGGCCACATCGACTTTGGCCATGCCGAGGATGGCGGCAACCGGTGCCGGGATCGCGCTGAAGAGGCCTTTGATATAGCCGTCGACGGTGTCGATTAGTTGGCCGATACCGACGTAGGCGATATAGGCGAAGCCCAGAGAAGCCAGCGCCCGGAAGACCAGACCGGAGACGATGGAGCCGAGGAAGGTGGCGAGCAGTGGTAGCAGTAGTGGCATATCAAGACCCCTTGATTCCGCGAGCGATGGTGACGGCAAAGAAGATGGAGGCCAGGGCGACAATCAGCGGCCCGATGGCCAGGGCAAAGCGGCAAGCGGGCTCCCAGCTCAGCGAGTAGCTGCGCCCCATGACGCTGAAGGTTTGCGGCGCTGGGCAGGACTGTGGCAGCCAGCGCCCCCGGTTGAGGGCTTCGTTGAACAGGCCGCTGACGGCAATGTCATGCTCTTCTAGCTGGTAGTCGGGACCGCTCAGGGTGGATTCGACTTGTGCCTGAGCTTCGCTGTCGTACTTCCATTGGCAGACTTGCTCTTTGTTCTTGCGCAGGATGGCGCACTGGATCACGTCGCCTTCGCAGGCGAGTTCGGCGGTGCAGCTTTCGCCCGAGACGGAGGCGTCGCCTTCTTCGTTCTCTCCCTCGCCATCACCGTCGCCGTTTCCATTGCCGTTACCGTTGCCGTCCCCGTCACCACTACCGGAACCATCGCCGTCACCCTCGCCATCCCCGATACCGCCAACGTTGCCGCCGCCACCGTTATTACCGCCGCCGGTGTTGTCGTCATCGCCATCCCCGTCGCCAGGGTTGTCCGGATCTGTTGGGTTGGTGGGTACGCAGGTTGTACCCGACCAGCTATAGCCAGGACCGCAGTTGTTGGAGGGATCAGTGGGATCGACCGGATCAGTTGGGTCTGTCGGGTCGGTTGGATCTGTCGGCGTCGGATCAGGCGGCGGAGTGCCGGTGCCGGTCGGGGTGTCGCCTGTTTGGCAGTCACCCCCGGTATAGGTGCCAATACCAAAGCACGCCCGGACACCTTGATCGTTGTTGGCGCAACCGCCGTTCGAACCACTGTTCCAGGTGGCACGGCAGCCGCTGTCGCAAATGTACTCACCGGGCAGGCTTAGCTGGCCCTCTGGTGGACTGGCCATGAAGGCAAAGCTGCTGCCTGCTTTGCTCTCGCAGGCGCTGGGCTCTGGTGGCGGATTACAGGTCAGGCCATCGGCAGAGCCATGCTCACAGGTGACCGTGGTGGAAACCCACTGGCCATAAGCCCCCCGTCCACCGCCACTGACACCGATTAAGTCACCGATGCAGTTGCCACCACCAGTGCCAGAAAGAGCGGCGACATGCTTATATTTAGCCCCCTCAGGAGCCTCAGCAAGAATGGCCATACACGCTGCATCGGCGTTCTTTTGGCGGGAATAAACCAGGTCACCCTGTTTGCCGTAGTAGTGGGTAATTTTGGTGGCGGCATTCGCGGTGGCGGAGAGCGCCAGGAATACAAGTGCCAGCAGCGCGTGAACAGATAGGCGAGAGAACACCCGGGCCATGTCACACCTTCCCAAACAGCAGCGCCCAGAACGCTGCCACGATGATGAGGGTTGTGAGCATGTTGGCGTCCATGAAAAGCCCTTATGTGAAAAAGCCCGATAACGAGTTACCGGGCTGGTTGGTTGCAGCCGGCCTTACAGCGCGCGGCGGATGAACTT